ATGGAACGTGCTTTTCAAAACGATCATTCGACCCGCGCGGCTAAACCGTTTAAGATATTAAAAAAGAGATCAACCACCAGCGTCGCAAGCTATCAGGTCAGCCCCCACACGGCAAGAATTTTCAAAGAAAATGAGCGGCTGATTGACGAGTATAAAAGAAAAAAAGCATGATCACACTAAAGGACAAGGGAAACGGCTCTTGTCCTCATTCCTTTTCTCCGTCTGTGACATATAATAGGAGCAATCAGAGGATAGTCAAGGTGATGATGTGAAAAAAATTGTACGGCGTGTGAAATTCATAGATTATGGAAAGTTCGGACTGTCGGGATATTCGCTTAAAATGAAGGAGCGGAGTATCGGAATCCTAAAGAGATTGAAGAAGAAAAAATAAAATCCCGGGGTGATCCGGGATTTCTATTTTGCTGAAGAAGTCCGAAACCATATGCGTTTCGGACTCTATTTGTGGTTAGGATAACTGGGCAGCGATTTTCGCTTTTGTGGCCGGTCCGTAAATGCCGTCAACCGTCAACCCGTTAACAGATTGAAAACGAGATACCGCGTTTGCCGTTTTTGGTCCGTAAATGCCATCTATCCCATTGTTTACTGCCCCTTTATCAGGGTAAAAATAAAGTGCTGCGAGCGCATTTTGAACCTGGTACACTTTTTCCCCCGATGTATAAGGAGTTGTCAGCTGCAAAATGCCGTCAGGAAGCGGATATGCTACCGGCTCTACAGCTTGTGCAGGGGCACTGACGATCAGCACTTGTCCGACTTGAATCAGGTTTGGGTCCTTAATATTGTTCCACTCCTGTAAATCTGCCACACTTACACCAAATTTTCTTGCGATCGCTGAGAGTGTGTCGCCTTTTTGGACAGTATACGTTTGAACGCCTCCGCCGCCGATTCCCGCTTTAAATTGTTCCCATGTATCCAATAGCTTTCTCGGGCATTCTTTGCCGGACCAATGCTTGTGCGGCACGACATTTGCAAGCGTAATGCTGTGCGATGCCATTAATGTTTTGATCAGCCATTGGGCGTTTGCGGTCGCCAGTTGAAAATTCCCATCAGCATTTTCGCAAATTTCAATTCCAATAGATTGGCGGTTTCCGCTTCCGTTGCCGTCTCCGGCATGCCAGCCGTTTTCATTCAGCGGCAAATGCTGATAAATTTCCTTATCATCAACCGTAAAATGCCAGCTTGTCGGTGTATCTGGATTTTTCACATAACGGGCGTGCATTTCGGCATTGGCTCCGACGGACGTGTTTGCCGTATTGTGAACTGTAATATAAATCGGCGTCATTGCATAACCCGGACGATTATTGGCACCTACGGGAATAAAATCTTGGATAATGTTAACCATTTGAATCTCTCCTTATTTTGTTAAATTGTTTTGTTTTAATAAAGATTGCTGCCGCTTTCCTTTTTCTGTTACATAATTGTTTTTAAACCAAGCGGCAAGTGTTGTGACAACCGTAAACAAGACAGACCCCGCTGCATAAAACGTGTCTGCCAGCTGATTCACTTGTTCCTCGCTGATGTCTAAAGGCGATTTGCCAAACATCAGCAACGTTTGGTTTACTAAGGCAAGCAAAAGAAGCACCGTCCTGATGACCGTGCCTTTATCATATGTTTTCAATGTGGCTCCTCCTTATTTTTGCAGCAAATTATACATAATCCCGATGGCGCCTCCGATGATGCCGGTGCAGATCGCGGTAACGATTGCCCCTGTGATGGTGCGCTTAATCCAAGTGGTGTTTTCTTCAATTTTATTCAGTTTTTCATTCAGGGTCATAATCTGCTGATCTTGGCGGTCAGATGATCGTTCCAATGCGGATACTCTCTGCTCCAGCGCCCTATGATCGCTCTTTATGTCCGTACATTCTTTTTGAAACGCGTTTATATCAAAAGACGCGTCTTCATTTAACATTTTTTATGCCTCCTTTACACTCGATTGCACCTCCTCTCTGAGGGCCGGCCGTAACCTAAGGGCAGTTGTAATGTCAGGAAACGGCCGTTCCTTTGACAGACAGGCTGCCGCCGCTTATTTCCGCTATTTCCATAACGATTTCTTTATAACCTGTCATATCGAAAATCCATGCTTCTGCTTTTCCTGATGTGCTGCCGGACATTTCACCATCATCTGTTTTCTTGCCTCGGATTGGAAGATTGGCTCCTGAAAAGGATCTTCCCCAAAAGCTCACTTCGCTTTTCTCTGCTGTACCGTATATTTCCACCAGCAGCTTTTTATACGTTCCTACAGTCAGGACCGCTCCTTCTCCGGCATTCTCAGCGTTTTCATGAAAAACAAAATCTTTGGTGCTGACTTGAGCTCCCTCTACCTTCAGCCGCCCCTCTTCAGTTGTATTAGCGGCTTCAAACGTAATCGGCAAAGGGGCTGCTTCAGTAATATGAACATCCACTTCCCCCGCTCCGACGGATTGATATAAAACAAACTCAGACTGCTGTAAGTTTCCGTTTACATAACGGAAACGGTAATATCTTTTGGTTAGATATACCCATTCAGTTGCTGTGAGTACGCCGGGCCCGATGTCAGCCGAAGCTGTAGTGGACCAGGAATGGTTATTATCACTTTCTTCCACATACAGCGTGCCGCCGCGATCGGAATACGCCCATCCTTTTATTTTTGAAATCAAGACCGCACCCAGACGATCTTGCCCATACTGGCTATACGCTTCAGTTGCTTTTAACGCGGCATTGGTCAAAAGCTCCGCCACACCTGACAGATTTGATACAGGTGTTACAAAATCTGTTTTTTCTCCCCTGTACGGTTTTACCGCCCCTGCTTTTCCTGTTCGATCAGCGGGGAATTCGTAACGATATTGCGTCATGTTCACCCTCCTTTTTTATTCGTTTCGTTCGGTTTTCGATCATTCACCTCCTTTCAAGGCAAAATAAAAAAGCCTTTAAATGGCTTTACCGGTGATTTCTTTATATTGGTCAGGCGTGATTAATTTTTTGTTGACTCCTTCTGCTAAGTCCTCAATAGAACAATCATTGTATCGCATCGCTTGCTTGACCATATCAGCCGTGGCCCATTTATAATAAAAGGCAAGCACCCAATAATTCATTCAGAAACATCTCCTTTCAACGAGAGAAGCTCAAGCTTTATTCCTGACAATTCGCTTCCCAATGTTTCATTCAGCTCCTCAAGCTGCTTACGGGCCAATTTTTCTTGAGACAATTGCTGTGCGAGCAATTCAAGCTGGTCCGGCGGCTCATATGGCGGATTTTGCTGCAATTCTTCCCACCAGGCTTGCAAGTCTTCTTTTGTTGGGATAGGCGCGCGGATGTTCCATTCAGCTATATAAGAATCGCCGCCTTCGTTTCGCAATTTAAAATCCCTCATAACCTCTGCACTTGGGTATTTATACATTATGGCGTCATATAACATCATTCATGTTCACCTCTATTATTCTTTTAATAGACTTTGCCGCCTATTTCAGCAATATCGAAATAATTGTATTGTCCATTCTTATCACCGATATACCTTGTTACATCCCCCGAATAACCGCAATATATATATAATTCCACATAATCTCCTTTTTTTAGCGGAACTGTTACTCCCCCGCAAGAAATCGTAAGATCCCTGGAGTCAGTATTTTGCCCATCACTATTTCGAAATTGCTGCACACTTTTGTAAAAGCTCCCATTTCTAAATACTTGTAATTCTAAATTAGTGTAGGTCGCAATTGTCTCTACATATGCGCCGCCGCCTATCAAGTACATTCCATCATTCGGAGCGATAAATCTATTGTTGGAAATATCAAACGCACCATGACTGTCTATAATCACTCTGTTATATAGAATTTTATTTTGCTCGGCCTTTTTTAATGTTTGACGGCCTGTTGTTCCTATATTTGCATGCGCAAAACCGGAAATTTTTTCCCATGGTGTCCATCCTGATTCAAGCCACCAATGGCGAATCCAAGTACCTGTTAAATAATTTTTTCCGTTTCGCGAATCTGCGTTCCCATAAAAATATTGAGTGAATCGGGCGTTATTCCATTTTTCATTTTTAATTAGACCATAGCCTAATGGATAACCAGTTTGGTTATCATCATATATTTTCATTAAGGTAATGCCAAATGGATATTCAGTACCTGCTATTCTCGCATCTTCAATTCCCGAGGCAATCGGGAGAACCATTAACTTTTCGTTTGAAAAATTAGAGTCGGTATATTCTTTAGCATCAGAGACAGCTTTTTCTATCCTCATTTGAGCGGCATTTGCAGACTCAATCGGGAACCAATTGATCGCAGTTTGATTCGCATTATAATAGAACCACCACGCATTACCGCTTACATCTACTGCATAACCAATACCTATTCCGGGCTGTCCGACTAATTGCATACCGCGCAAACTTGTTGCCGACGGATTATCAGTAACGGCATTTGTACCATAAAAAGAAACAGAGCCAATGTCTTTTAGAGATTCATAAAAAGAGCCGGAAGTAAGGTTTATTCTTTGTGTGCCATTATCAGCAGTTATTTTAAAAAGCTGACTGCCGTTCCATTCACTTCGTTCATCCGCAGTGATGTGAACCGTTTTATTGTTCACATGAGATTTTAAATCATTATTCGCTGAATCTAATAAATCAGTTGTGGCAACCTGTTTCCATCCTCTAAACTCCCCGTTCGTATGGACCATCCCAATCCACATTGTGACTCCCCAGCTTTGATAAGCCACTATTGATTTTCTGCCTTCCTCACCTTCAATAACATCATAGTTATACCAAGCTGAATCTCCTTCAATCGGATTGTTTAATAGTGCTTTTCCGAGTGCGTAATAAAACCCCGTAGGCAATGTAAGTATATCGGTTCCATCAGGTATTTTTATTCTTTTTCCTCGATCACTTGTCAACTTAGTTAGTTGAGCCCCGTTCCATTTGGTACGTTCTGAGTCAGAAATATGTCTTATTTGATCGTTAATATGGGCGTCAAATTCTGATTTAGTTGCTTGTTTATCATTGGTCACTTTACCAAGGCCGATTTGATCTTTTGTTACAGAGTGCGGATTATTCGTATCATTTCTATGTTGATCTGTGTATGCTTTTGCATTTTTCTCAGCTGCATCAGCCTTTTTTTGTGCTCCTGCGGTCGTTTCCTTGGCGTTCCAGTTAGTCCGCTCTGTGGATGTAATATGACGGGTAGAATCGTTATCATGATTATTAAATTCAATTTTCGATGCCTGCTGCACATCATCCACGTTACCAAGCCCGATTTGCGCTTTCGTTGTGTTGTGCGGATTATTCATATCATTTTTATGGGCAGCCAGGTCTGTATGCGCGTCCTTGATTCCTTTCTCCCAGCGATTCACGTCATCTTCATTGATCGGATCATCCGGGAGCCAGTCTGTTTTTTCTTCGTAAGCCATGTTTACACCACCTCAAAAGTAAATCGGAAGTCTAGCGTTCTATTGTCGCTGACGTCTAAATCTGTGTTTCGTTCTGTGATCACGTTATCCGCTTCATCAAAAATTTGGACTTGGTTAATATGTTTGATATCTTCTTCCCGCTGTGTGAGAACCGTCACCTTTGCGCCTTTTATAGAGAGTTCGACTATTTTTGTTTCCTGCCCATTGAGCAAAACTTTTTGAATTCTGTTCTTTAAATCGGCAGCGGTTCGTTCTCTGTATGCTTTTGTAATCATGTTAAGACCACCTCGTTATTATTAAGGGTTACGGAATAACCGACCCTCAGTTCACTGGCCGTCCGGTACCTGCGATGATTGAAGATGACCGTATCTTTTATCTGCAGCGGTTCGTTAAAACCGGCCCGGAGTGTGTAGTCCAAATGGGCGGGTTTCATATTTTCGAGCGTTTCAATCAATTCGCCTATATGCTGGAGGTCATCAATATCAATGTCAACATTAAAATGGTACTGGTTTGGCAAGAGCCTGACACGGGAGGACGGATGTTTCAAAAATCGGTTTAGCGCCTGTTCAATGGCTCTATACGTAACAGGCGGGATGTTCGACATTTTGGAAATCAGCCGTAACCGTCTGATTTCATAAGTGTCGCCTGATTCCCGCGGTACATCCAAAATCCTTTCCCAGCGATCCAGCCCCCAGGTCGCCGTCGATACAAACAGCTGGTCTGTGACCTCGAATATACTATTATTTTGTTTTTCAAACTCAGGCGCCTCCGTCTGCAGCAGTTCCTTCATTTCCTTTAACCGTGTTAAAAATGAAGGAAGATATGCACTCATTTCATCGAGTTTGCTCAATGATATTCACCTGCCCGAGTTTTGGTATTTCAACATCGTTCAGCACTAAATTTTCAGCCAGCCCATTGATTTTGATGTCGGCATAATCGCTGACCGATGAAGCGTTATAAACGATATTATTGATTTGTGAAAGACGGATCACATTGTCTTCAAATGCCATTTTCTTAAAGAGCTGTAAAACGCCCGCTTCGATGTCCGCTTTTACGTCTTCGATCGAACGATTCAGCTCCGGCAGGACTTCCGCAGAAATTTCAACTTCTTTCCACACCGCGCTTTCCACTGTGACAAATGCACCGATGGGCGCTTCTCCTTCCCCCTGGCCCTCTTTGGGATCAATCGCATCTTTTACTTTTTTGACTAAAATATCGGATGCGGGTTCAAGAGTGGCATTGGTTATGACAATCTTCACCGTGCCTTCCCCGTTCCAAAGAGGAAATATTTTCGCTTTTCCGACGCCGTCCACTTCTTCCGCCCATTGCTTATAGTGCTGCTTATTGGCACTGACAGCCTCACGGCGAACGCGTGTAAAATATCGGTCTCGTAAACTGTCATCCCGCTCTTCTTCCCGGCCGGGGATTAAAATATCCTTCACAATCGCTTTCTCAAGACCCGGGATCGTATCAAGAGACAAAAGATTCTGCCCGGAAATATTCGCGTTGCCGGCTTCCCCTGCCGTTTCACATTCAAGTGTCCCATCTGCTGTATATTGAAAATAGAGATTGTCCGCGAAAAAGCGGGAGCCTGTAGGAATTGTAATACCCGGTGTGAATTCTCCCGCCCTGACAGCCTTTGTCGCTGCTAATCTTTCAATGCCCGCTTCCGTTGCCCGCCGGTCCAGAAATTCTCCTTGTGCTGTATCTGAAAATACTAATTCTAATACGGTATCAAGCCAAATATATGATTTTGCGAGTTCAGCCGCCGCAGGTGCTAATGCGTTGTAAATAACGCTGCCTTCCCTCGTATCAATATCAGCGGAAATGCGAGAAAGCATCCGCTCCATAATCTCTTCAAATGTCTGATCTTCAAACATCTTCGCCAATCACCTCCTCGATCTCAAGCTTTCCTTCATCGGTTTCGACGATAAACGAGACAAAAAACGCATCATCTTTTTTCTCAATCTCAAAATCTGTGACGGCAGAAATGCGGTCATCATAAATCAACGCTTCTTCAATAAGTCTCGGGATCTCCATTTTCTTGTAAGCCTCGGTCGTTTCGCTGTCCGAAAGAACCTCTTGAAGCTCGTTTCCAAGATCATGGCTGAAGACAGAGTATGAGTAACGCTCCGTGTGCAGCGCGATATAGACAAATTGCCTGATCGCTTCGAGTCCCGTTATCAGTTCGTTTGTAATATGGCCGTTATCAAAATCAATGTAATAGGTTCGCGAGGTTTCAATGGCCTCGACGCCGTCTTCAATGTCTTCAAAATCAACTTCCGGTGTAAGGGCCATGATGCCCACTCCTTTATGAATTGGTTCAATTAAAAAAAGACCCTTCGAATGTCGAAGGGGCCTTTTGATTTCAGGCTGATCAATAGTTGGAAATCTCTATTAAATTCCCATCCGGATCTCTTATATAGATAGAGGTGATTTCCCCCAAAGCGCCTGTTCTTTTGACAGGCCCTTCTTCTAATGGGATATGGCAGCTGGTTACATGCGAATGACTTCATGCACTGCCGTCTCGGTGATAAAGCAAAGGTCCGCTGAACCCGGGGTCGGCGCCTTTGCTTTTGGATCGAATTCATTTTCGGCTTCATGCAGGTTGATCTTTTGCTCCCCGAACTGCAGCGCTTTTCTGCCTTCTCCAAATGTGATCACCTTCATGCCCAGCACTTGGTTATAAAAATCACATGTTCTTTGAATGTTTTTTACGGTTAACACCAAATGGTCCAAACGATTGATGTCCAAAAAGACTTCCCCTTTTCATCAAATGATACGATGGAGCTTTTCAAAACACAATCGAAAGCCGGACTCTAAATTTTATCCATGATAAAAAACGATTGTCCGCCGCTCAAGGCCGCTATCATCACATATTCACCGGCAGTAAGCACATCGTCTCCTCCATCCTGCATCCGTTTGGGAATGATCAGTAAATCTGCCGGAATGATCAGCTTGCTGTTTTCTTTCAGTTTGATCTCGACAGGGGAAACGGAAACCACTTCAGCCGGCATCAGTTCAACCGGTGACTCAGCATGAATGGCGCCTACAGCTAACTGTTTAATGGCGTCACTTAATTTCATCACGAAGCCCCTTCCGGAATCGTATTTTTTTCAACCACATCAATGGTCATCGTATGTTTTGTTCCTTTAAACTCATGCCTGTCAGAATCAACCCAATACGTTTTCTTAACCCCTGCCTCCGGGATTGAAATATACACCGGCAAGCCGCTCTGCAAATCTGGAATGCCAATCGCCTGAATATTTTTCAGCTCTTTTTTGACACCTTTCTTTTCAGCCTGACGCACTTTAGCCCGCTGCTGAAGCTGGGCTTGGTTGATGTCATCAGAAACCGTCTCCACATATTGAAGAACGCCGTATTTGCTCATGCCTGTGCTGTCTTTGGCAGTGGCTTTATACGTTTTATTATCCTTTTGGCGGCGCATCACCACTCGTGTCGCTGTATCGTTAATCGAGGTGCTGTATTGGTATCCCGTAATATTAACGCCAGTTTCCAGCACCCAGATTTCAGCCGGGTCAGGCCATTCCCGCAGTCCAAGCTTTCCTTTTTCCGAATAAAGCTGATAATTGCGGCCGGTCTGGCTCTTGGTCTGCTTTAAAGCCTTCAGCATGATGTCATAAAGACTCGTATCATTCTTAAATACGAGAGACTTGATGGTATGGCCCGTGTTGGCGATCGTTGTGACGGGGATTTGAAAATCATTGGCGATTCTCTTAATCATTTGGTCGGCCCGCTGGTTCGAAAACACATAAACATCCTGATTTTTCACCAAGTATTGCAGCATATCATAAGCGCTGAACGCCAGTGTATGCTCATCCGGTGTTCTTGCGAAGACGATTCCCCTGAAAAGCTCTTTGCCTTTCCATTTAAATAAAACGGTATCGCCCTCTGATACACTGTAATACGTTTGGCTGCCTTGTTTTGTAACAATGGTCGCCTCAATGGAGCGCGGTGCCTGATACCTGTGCCCTTCAAGAGAGACGCTTTCTGCCACCAGCTCAAGCCATTCCGTTTCTTTAATGACGAATAGTTCTATCATCTGTCATCACCTGTTTCATTGCGGAATCTTCAATTTCTGTCCCGGGAAAATCCAATGTCCCGGCTGGCGTATGTTTCGTTTGCTGCGTTTAATCATAGCCGTTTTATTGGCGTTCCAAATCTTGCGCCATTTCGTGCTGCTGCCGTAAAACTTTCCGGCGAGGTCCCAAAGCGTGTCTCCTTTTTTCACTGTATAGGTTTTAGGAGATGCTTTAGACGGTCGTTTTGTTTTTGTTTTTTTCTTTTGTTTGATCTTTCTTGGTGATGCTGTTTTGTATTCTTTCAACACAATGTCAAAATCCCGATCACCTATCTCATTGTCCCCTTCACTGTAAGAGAGGCTTTCGACGCTGCATGTCATATTGATTTTTGTTCCTGTTATCAGGAATTGGACGGGCTTTTTAGCTTTCATCCATTTTTCAATTTGCGCAATCGCATTTTCTGGTGATGGAATATTTTTATATTCAGAAATCGGGCTGTACGTTTTAGGAAAAAAAGAAGAGAACGAAATTTCTTTCGCTCCCAGTTCCTCTATAAATGTAATTTCACCCAGGCCGGTTATTGTCACTGAGTCATTTTGCACGCTGTTTGATACATCAAGCGTCTCAGGTAAAACAGGAAATCGCAGCTTATCCTTCCCCTGTGATATCCAAAATTCATAGACAGACTTAGTCAAAAGCAACGACCCCTTTCGCTCCGGTGTTAATGTCTTTTTGCAATTCATCGAGTAATGCTTGCTTAATTTTAGCCGCTAAGCTGTCGGCGTCCTGTCCGTTATGGAAATGCTGGTCGCCGTTGAATTCAATCTTAATTTCTTTTGTTCCGACTGTTTGTACCGTTTGGCGGCCTCCGGATGTGACGGCTGCCACGGTGCCTGAAGAAAGCTCGTCCTGTTTGTTCTCAGAAGGATCAGAGACTTCCATGCCAAGTGCTTGGGCAGCTTTTTGCAAAAGATAGCGGCCGCGGATGCCCCGTTCCTCAGGAATAATCCACTCACGTTTGTTGCCTTCACCGACTCGTGCGATTTGTTCGTTCGTGATAAGGCCGCCGTTGGCATACCCCACATACGGCCCGCCTTTATTCATGCTCTTAATTCCCGGCACGTTGTTGATAGAGCCGTATCTGCTTTTAATATAGCCGATTGCGGCAGCAGCGTTGTGAATTGGGTTTAAAATATCATTCATGCCAGGCGCTTTATGGTCATTAAAAGTTGTTAGAATGGTCTGCATCAACCCTTGAGAAGGATGACCTGCTTTTGCGTTGCTGTCCCATAGGTTAATAGCATTCGGGTTGCCTCCCGATTCATTTTGAGCAATCGTCATCAAGCCCGGAAGCCAACTGAATGGAGTATTTGTAGCGCTCATCGCAGCTAACAGCCATTCTTTGACGTTTCCGCTGACAGCACCCATTCCGGAAAACGCGGCAGCGAGTGAGCCGGCTTGGTTTTCGGCGAATTTTTTCACATCAACTGAGCCAAGGCCTTTTACGACTCCGACAGAAGCAAAACGTCCAAGACTCATCATGACGCGGGAAGGAGAATGGATGTCCAGCTCTTCCCTGAAGGCTTCTTCAACCTTTTTAGCCATATCCTTGGCTGCCTGCTTCACTTCACTGGCTTTTGATGTCATACCTGACACGAAATTGCCGACCAAACCTGATCCCCAGCTGTTTGATGTTTCTTTCGAACGCAGGAACGGTTTATCGACATGTGTGCTGACATATTGGGCCGTACCAGTTTGAGACGAATTTTGCCCGGATGCAAAGCCTTTTACTGTTCCGGTGCCCCATGAGGATGATTTGTTTACTGTAGCTTGATATGGAGTTTTTACTTTTGATTGTAAAAACCCGTCTGTTCCGGTTGCGGTAGTATTTTGCCCTTTCGCATAGCCGGTCACCACCTGTTTTCCGTAATTAGGAGAAGAGGATATCAAATTGTTAAACGGCGTTCCAATATTCTTTTTCTTCCAATCCTCCATATTAACCGTTTGATTGTTTATCCCGCTATCAAAGCTCTTAGAGAATTGCTGGCCTAATGATGAGACTTGGCCGTTAAGGTTTGATGCATCGACAGACGGAGAAATTGATGCTGACATCGATCCGCCGGCTGCTGTGCCTCCTGGAACAAATGACGTATTGCCAGATGACGCTGAAGCAGCTCCCATATCGTCTACAACACGCATTCCAAGTTTTGATGCGGCTTGGCCTAAAAGCATTTTCCCGCGGCCTCTATTGTTCTGAACGGGGATGACAAACTCATTGCCGGCTTCACCTACCCATGAAACAATCGGCTTCGTGATGTAACCTCCAGTTGCATTTTTATCTGGGTCTTCTCCTTTATAATCGTCTACGTCTCCTCCGCCAGTCACGAAGTTGATAATGCTGGTCGCTACCCCGCCGGCTTTGTCCCATATCTTTTTCACCCAGCCAAACGCTTTTGAAAAAGCTCCTGCTATTGTATCGCCAACCTTTGTAAGGGGTTCTTGTATATGCTTTACAAACCATCCGCTCAGACCTTTCCAAATGTTCTTCACAGCGTCTAATGCTGTTTGAAAAGCATTAGATATCCCTTTTCCAACATCTAAAACGGTATTTTTGATCGGATTCCAGACGGTATCCATAAACCATCCCGACACCGCGCTGAATACGCTCTTAATCTTATCCCAAGCTCCTGTCATTTTGCTCCAAATCGTTGTGGCTGCCCCGATCACAGCTGATTTAACCGGCTCCCAGACTGTGCTCATAAACCATGAGGCAACTGTACTGAAAACATTTTTTATCGTCGTCCATGCATTTACGATCTTAGACCAAATAGTAGTAGCGACACCTGCAACCGCCGATGAAACCGGAGTCCAGACATTATCCATAAACCACGTCGCTACAGTGCTAAATATTGTTTTTATTGTTGTCCATGCGCTTACAATGCTTGACCATATGCTTGTAGCCACGCCTATAACTGCAGATGAAACCGGGGTCCAGACATTGTCCATAAACCATGTCGCTACAGTGCTAAATATCGTTTGTATGGTTGTCCACGCGTTCACGATGTTTGACCATATGCTTGTAGCCACTCCTACAACTGCTGATGATATTGGCGTCCATACCGTATCCATAAACCAAGCTGATACACTATTCCAAGTATCTTGGACAGTTGACCAAGCGCTTTGGGCTCCTTCGGTAATACTGGTCCAAGTATCTTTCAAAGCACCGGAATCAAATGACTCACCCAAACTTGAGCCGCCTAAACTGCCTGCAATTCCCCCTACTGCTCCGCCAATGAGTGTACCGACTCCCGGAACGACACTGCCGATAGCTGCTCCGGCAGCTGCTCCGGCCATCCCGCCGCCGGCTGAACCAATTTTTTCGCCAGCATTATCTTTATTTATACCAGCTAAATCAGTAAGAGATAGAATTGTACCTAGGCCCGGGATACCTTTCGCTGCTCCTTTTACCCCTTTAAGTCCGCCTTTCAGACCTTTTGAATCTCCTAATGTTTTAAAAAGGTCCGAGAATCCTTTACCTGATGAACCTTTTGGCGATTTGGGATTATTTGCCGGATTTGTTTTATTTCCTTTGGCTGCCGGACTATTAGTTGTTGAACCATTTCTATTTTTGACTTTTTTACTCTTACCTGCGCTTATTCCAGCACAGCAGCATCCGCCGGCCCCGCTCCATTTGCCACCAGACTTCTTAGTTTTTGAACGGGAAGAAACCGTTTTTTTGTTTGCTGCAGGACGATTAGCCACATTGGTATTTGAACTTTCTTTAGTAGCTTTTTTCTTGCCTTTACTTTCTTTAGACTTATTTTTACCGCCTAGTAAGCCGCCGATATCAATATTCCCCAGTTTTTCGGCGATGCCCTTAATAATCTTTTCAAAGAATTCTCCGACTTTTTCTATGATTTTATCGGGGCTGAACTTCTCGAATTTTTTTGCGATCTTATCGACAATTTTATCGACGAATTTTTCAGCTTTTTCTATGATTTTATCGGGATTTAGAAAGTTAAATTTTTCCGAAACCTTGTCTATGATATTGGTTACAAATTCCTCTGCCCGTGTAATAATTGCATCCGGACTGAATTTACTTACGACGTCATCCACTTTTTTCATGAATGAATCCGTAAAATTGTCCAGTTCCTTCAAAATCGTTTCCGGGCTGAATTTGCTTGCGACGTCGTCCACTTTTTTCATGAATGAATCCGTAAATTTGTCCAGTTCCTTCAAAATCGTTTCCGGGCTGAACTTGCTTGCGATTTCGTCTACTTTACCCATGAATGATGAGGTGAACTTGTCCAATTCTTTCAAAATTGTTTCCGGGCTGAACTTCGTCGCGATCTCATCCACTTTGCCCATGAACGATGTTGTGAATTTATCCAGCTCTGTCAAAATCGTTTCCGGGCTGAACTTTGTTGCGATCTCATCCACTTTTTTCATAAATGATTCTGCAAATTTGTCCAGCTCTGTCAGAATCGTTTCTGGATCAAACTTGATGGCGATCTCACTTGCATTTCCCCCAGTGCCTGCTGCAGGAGAAGCTCCTTTCGCCGCAGGCGCTATGTTTCCGATCTCCGCAATTTTTTTCTGTAATGACGCCAGCTTTTCTGATACTTTCTCATTGATGGTTAGCTCAATGCTGTTGTCTTTTCCGGTAAGGGCATCAATACCGGCTGAGATACGCCCGACTGTTTTCATCACATGGTCGATAACACGTATGGTGACTGAGTAGCCATTCTTTAACGCGGTTTGCATATACCGTTTGATTTTTTGAATGGCCGGTGTCACTTGGTCATCCGCGCTCAGCCTGATGGTAAAGCCTTTGAATCCCGCAACCGTTTCTCGTAATCTTTCAAATTTTTCTGTTGCGTGATCACTTGCTCCAATTTTTATTGATAAAGACGCAGGCAGACCCGCTAATTGAACTTGGACCTGTTGAATCACGGCGCTGGCTCCATCTTCAGCTGTAATGGATATCATTTGAGCGCCCAGCTTTGTTTTCATTGATTTTTGTATGCGGTCAATTGTTTTCAATACGAATTTGCTTTCTTTTCGTATATCAATTGAGTTTTTACGCTTCATCATTTTTCTATATTTCTCAAGCGCTCTAAATCCATTTTGGATTTTTCTTATTTTCTTACTCACACGGTCTTCCATTTCAAAACGAGCTGTCAGCTTTGCCAATTAAGATGCTCCTCCTTTCTTTGCTTGTTTTTCAAGGACATCCAGCTTATAGCTGATCAATCCGTATAAAAAAGCCTTGAAATGTCTCGGCGCTTCATACAGTTCTAATAAGTCTGATGGAGAATAATGAAGCTCGTGCATCGCATAATAGAGATACACGGCTTCTTTATGCCCATCCTCGACTAGTTTTTTACTTCTTCTTCCAGATCCTCTAATTCATCTTCAAATCCATTAATCTCAATTGCTTTGTTTAACCAATTCGCATATTCACCGCCGACGGAAAGGACACGTTTTGCTACCTCTACCGGATCAGCTGTTTTGTACGCTTCTCTAAGCTCTTTGGAACGGAAATCTGGGTAAATCGTAGATTCTACCGCGATGCGCGCATAGAATCGCTGGCTGTCTAAATCTTTTACACGCCCTTTACCTTTAACGTTTTTATAGGTTGTGCTCTCCTTCTCCAATTCGTCAATGCGCTCTGTTGTGATCGCTTTAAAAGTGAAAGGCACCATATTCCCTTTTTTATCAACAAAACGCTTTGAAATCGGCACTTTAATTTCCTCAGCTTCAATTGTTTTTCCAGGCATAAAGAAAGAGAGATCATATACTTGTTCGTTTTTTTCGCTCATATTAAAAACTCCTCTGATCGTTAGTTTTATATGTTTTTTAAAAAACAGACCCTCTTAGCAGAAGATCTGTTTTCATCTGAAAGCCATTCAATTAAAAAGTATCTGCAAGCTTCTCCGGCACGTCAAAATCTTCAAATGTAAACGGGACTTCTTCCTCTAATGCTTCTGAATCTACATCGAGGCTGGCGATTTTTGCGGAGTCGAAGTTTACGTCGTAAAGCGTGACTCGTTCCGTGCCTCTTCCGGAAGATTTATCATCTAACACAGCCTGCAGGGTGAAATAAGGATCGCTGCCTTTTTTCACGTAATCCATCATGAGGATCACAAATTTTGATGTGACTTTGTAAAACGTCGCTGTGCCTGTTCCGTTTGCGCCTGTTGTTTTATGGCCTGTCATTCGGCGTCCCATAATGTTAACTTCAGATTTGTTTTTCTCTACGTTTGCTTCAAAGGTTTTAATGTGCGCCATTTCTTCTCCATCGAGAAATAAGCGGCCTTCTTTACCTGAAATTGTATTTTGTGCTTTTAATGCCATCTTAGTTTACCTCCACGTTAAAGTAGAATTTTTCTGCTGCGTCCATAGGTTTCACGGCGAGATCAATGAGGAAGCCGTCACGGTCTTCATTCAGAGCAATTGAAATATCTTCATCTGAATCAAAATCAGTAATGCCGTCCGCATCCTGAAGAGTGGTCATGTATTGAGTAATCATTGTTTTCACATACTGAAGCCCGTCCTCAGATGCCGGAATATCGCTTCCGCTGCCTTTCCTTGATTTAATTAAGGCTTTCAGCTCACGTGTTAAATCGTTATTAACCGCATCAAGCACACGGACAATTTTATTTTTCGCAAACTTTTTGTTTTTCTCAGCTGTAAAAGTCGTTAATGAGTTAATGTCTTTTTCTACGCTGACGGACTTATCGCGCGCGTCATACGTAAAGAGAAATTCACCCTTGCCAAGGCGCTCGACAATGCTGTCGTGATCAAGGCGGTTTAACACATCAACAGCTCCCTCGTATTCCACAAATGTCAGGGATTGATTGAAAGTGGCACCGGCGCTTGCGCCCGCAACCCAAGCAGTTGCTTTCTCGGCTGTTACTTCTGTGCCGTCCTCTAGGAGCACCCCTTCTGTCACATTAATAATGCCTTCATAATCCCCATGGTAATGGGCTGTTACGCCTTGCACCTTTTGCCCTTGGCCGTCGCGCAGACGTTGAATGAAAGCGGCAAACGTCGCTTTCAGCTGGTCGTTATCAGCAACCGGCAGCGCGATCACATCGAAGTTTTCTGTTTCAGCAGCGGCTAAGAAATCAGTATAATCCGAGTTCACAGGCGTTTTATCAGTCCCGCCCGACAAACGGATGCCGGCTGCCGCGCTTAATGTGCCCCCTGTTGATTCTTCCTCCGAGCCTGTCAAAGGAATTGAGGCGGACAGATCGCCTGCTCCTGTGAAGGAAACATAGCCGTTTGCCGTTAACTCTTCTGCTTTCTTGACTGTTTGCTTATCGACTTCGGATTCGTCCATATAGGTGGTGACATCAAACGCTTGGGAATCAAGCACATTTTCATTGACACGGATGATGATGTCATTTCCTTTTGAGCCTCCGTATAAAGCGGTCGCTTTTACGCCTTCTGCGATATCCGCTGACGCACGGACACCTTCTGTCAGGCGATACATCAGTACCGTTTGCGCATTTTTCTTCGCTTCACGCAAAAGCAGCAAAGAAGGATCTTCGATACTGAGACCTACCTTTTTATTCAGATCTTCCACACTTGAAATGGACACAAAGGTTTTGGCCTCTCCCCAGTTTGATGCGACAGGAAGCGCTACAGTCCCCCGTTCACCGAGTGATACCCGTTCCTGTGCCGTTGTTTTAAAGTTAAAATAAATGCCTGCACGATCTTTTTCTTTGCCTGTTGTAAATGTTCCGCCATTCATATTACATGACCTCCTTGGTTAAAAATGTTTGGATGTACTTACGCACTTCTGATTTTGTCATATGTGTTTTTTGCACGCCGAATAAAGCCCCCCGGAGAATTTCCGGTTTTACGCCGAAAAGCTCCTTTGCGTGCTTGGTTAAATCGGCTGTGTCAAAAAGAGCTTCTGTTCCCTCAGTTTTTCCAGCCTTTATGGTATTGTTTTTTTTCACTTTTACTTCACCCCGCTGTTTATATCAATATCCTGCAAAACAGGCTGTTCCGTCTTTTGATAGTAGTACCGGCTGCTCCAGCGGACGGTCATCACCGCCTCGCCCCTGTCTCCAATCCTCGTTTCCATCCGTGTAATCCGAATAAAGTCACCTGTTTCAGCGCCTGACTCATCAAGCAGCGGAACGATATTTCTGCACTCCCTGACTGTGTCGGCGAGCCGGTCTGCTTCTTTCAGCGCCAGGGCGGAATCCGTGTGGAACAGCTTCATATTGAGACTGTAGGTTTTCTTGAAGGTTGATACCGTATCGGTTTCTTCAAAAACAGAAGGAACGGGGACATATAATGACGGAATCTGAAAATGATCAGGCAGTTCGCTGTCATAAATCGGGACAGGCCATTGCTTGTAGAAAAAAGCCATAATTGATCCTGTTTCACTGTTCATCCCATTCCTCCTTACAATGTCTTGAGCCATTGACGCAATTTTTGCTCCAATGACTTTGCAAATACCTGTTCAAATAAAATAAGCGCATTGTCCCAATAGCCTGTGCCGCTGACCCATTTTTTCTTAAGCGCCATTCCGGTTGAAGAGGCAGGATCATAGACGAACCGCGCGCTTTGAAAATAACCCGGCACCCATTTCACGCCGTCGCCTTCAGTTGTCCAGCGGCCGTCGTTCACAAACGACGCATATTCAAGGTTCGAACCGACTTCAAGGGATAAGCCGCCGCTTTCTGCGATCCAAATATGATCGGCGTCCCCTTTTTGAAATGAAGAAAACAGCCTCTCCGTATCAATGGTTTGAGAACTGATCAGTTCGTCTTGCACCATATCCAGAAAGTCTTGTCCGGATTGCTCCAGCCATTTGGCAGCCTGACGGGAAAATCCCCCGGATGCGGCTTCTTTAAGTGAAGCGTTTAATTTTGAAAGCCCTTTGATTTTCATAGGCTTTCATCCCTGACAGCAGTGACTTCCCAATGGTGGTTTCTCAGCTTTTTCGGCAACTCCAAAATATAACCGACACCATCCCATATCACCTTGTCGTTTACACGAACATCCGCTGATAATGGAAAGTGGACGAGAAAGCTGCGATAAACCGTATGGTTCGGAAGCTGCTGAATCAGCTGCTGCTGTTTTTCTGTGAAATAACAGGGCACATTCTGTTCATCAGGCGTGTCCGGATAAGTAAAAACAGGCTGAAGCTTGTTCGCCGGAATTCCGAACTTCCCGCTTGGTGCCGGTGCGGCCGTTTCATGATAAATATCACAACGATGAACAAGCATCCGTGTATAGCTCATAGTGTCCGCACCTTGAGTTTGGAGGACGCAGGAGAATATCCGGCAGCAATGTACTCCTGAAGCAGGTTATATACGTCAGGCTTTTGAATACCGCCATTTGTTGAGATGGTGTAAGAATAGTCTCCCATTTTTTCAGACTGATAGCTTGAAACACTCGTTTCATCGCTGTTTACCAGCGCAAAATATTGGGCGAGCTTAAGCAAAGCAAGTCTGGCTTTGTCGGGAAGCGGAACATAAACGGCATCCGTAAAATGGTGGCCTGTGATTCTTGCCGCCTCCGCCTCAGCTTCGATAATATCCTGCGTAAGCAAATGCTCCGGTCTGTTTTGCACCTGTTCAAAGACTGAATAAGAGGCAACGTCAGTCGGTTCAATAAGCATAAGCTGACAACCCCATTTCCGGTTTATTCTTTCACGTTAATCAATTTTGCGACAGCGTCTTCTTCTTCGAATTTACTGTCAAGCTTAGCCGTCAACACAATAATAAATTTACGAGAGCGAATATCCTTGTCCACTTCGATTCTAATATTGCGGGAGAAGCCTAGAATAATATTTTTCGGATGAGTCAAAATGATATCAGACGCATCATATTGCGCGTCTCCTTCGCCAACCGTATAAGGCTGAATATTGGACACTCCCTTGACCGGCACGCCGAATGCCGTAGACAATCCGCCTTGAACGGCGAGATCCCCTAAATTCGTCTGACGATCCGCCACCCGGTCTTTCCACTCAATTTCCATTCCATGAGACGTATAGAATCTGAATTCCTGCGGGATACGCAAATATTTCGGCGGGACGGCCTTCAGCCCTTTTTTAAATGTACCTCTGGAAAGCTCTTCACCAGCCGCGTCAACAATGTGAGATACCGCCTGTTTACGGATTCCGTCAAGCTGTGCGAGGTATGGATCCTTGGAAGCAGTATCACCGTTTACAATCAGCTCTTCGATATCAACAGCCGCCCGTTCCGCCAGGATTTGCATAATGGTTTGCTGGAGCCCGTCTTTTTCTATGTTGTTTTCCAGCGTGTCATACGTAATATTAATCTCCGCAATGACTTCTTTTGTGTTCAGCTGTACCGTGCTCGTTGAAGGAACAGTCAGCTCGTCATTTGATAAAGCCTTGCCCTCTTCAGCAGCACGCAAAATGCGCTGGCCGAAGCCGATTTTCTCAAATTTCTGTGAATCGTTTTCCATTTGAATCACACGGGATTCGCTGAAAATCGTAGGTGTGTTCTGCACCATACGGATAAATGCCGATGCTTGCGCAGGGTTCATAAGCCCTCCGCTTTTTAATGCTGAAAGCGACATTTCCGCTTTTTGAATGATGTCTTGATTTCTCAAATTGATTTCCTCCTCCTGACTGGTTTACAGCAGTCCGCTCCAAATTGATTTTTTGATTTGTTCTGCATTCCCGTTGCCGTCATCGGCGGTCTGTTTTGATGCGCCTCTTGTTTTTTCCAGCGCTTCAATGCGTTCGACAAGCGGGGCGAGCATATCTTCCACAAGCTTTTTCAGACGCTCTTCCTCTTCTGTCTGCTCCGGTTTTTCTTCCGCTGCTTCTGTATTTTTTTCGATTGCATCAAGCCGCTTTAACAGCGGGTACAATGCATGTTCAATGGATTCTTTCATCTCTTCCTTTTTCATATCCTTGGTGTCCTCCCCCATTTTCTGAAATCTGGTTTTCAGTCCTCTTTGACTGTCGCGATCAGACAGCAGCTGCTTGAATACACCCATCAATCCGGATGCTTTTTCATCAGGCTCTTCTTCATGCGTATCCGCAGTGCCCGCCATACTGTATCCTGTGATGACACCTGCTTTGATTTGCTCCCATACCTCATCGGCCGCTCTTGTCACGAGTACCCATGAGCCCTTTTTAATCAGCCGTGTGCCGATCTGGAAATCATCCGGCGCCACATACGATTCGACCACTTCGCCGGTTCCGCTTTGAAAATTGTGGTTGATGTCGATATTGCGGGCCTCCGCGAGAAAACCGTGGGCGGCCTTTTCAATTTCTTCAGCCGTCATATAATCGCCGTGCGCATCCGGCACATCCGGTTCGTAAACGATCCCATACACGAGTTTTTGTTCCTCACTCCCGCTTTTGGTAAATAGCCGGACTTCTTTCTCAAATGCCGGAGGCCCGGCAGACTTCGTAAAGAAAAACTCCGTCTGATTAGCGGCTTTGTCCACATAGCTCACAAAGCTGATTTTGGCATTTTTCAATTCTCTCGGCACCTGTTGCTTTCACCCCCTTTCAGGACTTTTTTAAACTTTCAATGCTTTCCTTTACGTCCTGTAAAAGAGCGGATTGGTCCTGCGGCTCGACGTCTTGTGCAGCCGGTCTGTTGTAGATGTCTTCCGGCCATTCCTCAAGGGTTTTGCCGAGCACCCGTCCGGCAAGATCTCTTAAATCATTAGGAGAAACTGCACCAGCCGTTATAAAAGGACCCAGCACTTTTGCGATCTCAAGCGGATCTCGAAAGTCGGGTCCTTTTAATGTTAGCCTTGCGTCATGAATATCCAATTCCGGCAAAAGAAGCGTGTTCAGTTTGTTTACGAGAATTTTCCTCTCCGGCTGAAACACCTGCTCTTCTGTTATTTTTCTGGCCGTATCGGCTGTCGCCCGGTTATATTCTTGTGCCTCGCCGGTATAGAGCGGCGGCAGACGGAAGGCGGATCGGAGTTTATTTCTGCTTTTGTCATCGTATTCCAAAAACAGCGCGTCATTTTGCAAAATTTCCGCAAGCGACTTGATTTCGACGGAAACAGGGGTAATGTCTTCTCCTCCGTGCAGGTCTTTTTCCTTGGCAATGCCTTCAGCTTCAATGAGGAGAAATTTATGGGCGTTTTCGACTCCTTCAAGATCATTCATATAGTCTTGCAGCTCTTTATACGAAGCTTCGGACAGCATTCCGTTTTCGACTGTAATCGCAGCAGGCACATGGCGTCCCTGCTTAAAATACATGAAGTTGAGTTCTTCCGCTTTTCTTGCGCCATATAAATTGACGATGTTTCCCACCCATCGAGGCACACCGTATGTGCCGCTGCCAATTTTGAGGTGGATTGCTTCATTGGCTTGAAGTTCCTCAGACAGTGTTTTCACATATTCTCCCGTTCGCATGTCCATTTTGCGCGGGTCTCCGTATTCCTTAAAAAATACTTTTTGCCCGTTTATCATTTGTACATATTTGCGAAAACGTTTTTGTCTTTTAATCGTCTTCGGTATGCCGTTTTCCTGGTATGTAAACATCACCTCAACAGGCTCCGACACACCGCATACCCGCATGTTTTTTACATCTAAATATTCGATGCCGGCCGGTTTTCCAGTTCCGTCCCGGAGCACTTCCATAAACCCGTTCCCCGTTTTCTCCCTGTCTTCAATGGCATAGCCTAAAATCACTTCAGCTGATTCATCAAAATGAAGGCAGCGGTAAAACGCTTCAAGCCGTGACCAATCTTTTTCCGCTCTTTTCTTTTTTGCCCGGTTGACATCTGAGCCGTTAATGTCAAATGTATATTCAACATCGAAGCCGAAGCCGGTAATATTGACCCGGTACGCATCTATGCACTGCTGAAGAATCGTAGAATATTCGGCGATCGTTTTCAGCTCGGTGATATTATAGGGCGGAGCGATAATGTCTTCTCCATACATATCAGAGAACTGGTCTTCATAAAGCTGCTTCGTCTTTGGAGCTGAGGCATTTGCTTTTAATACGGTGGCCCTGACTGTTTGATTCTGCGGCACTTTTATTTCCTCCTTTCTCGATTCGGACGGGTCCTTTCACTGGACGATTCTTTTAAATCGGCCACTTCATAGTCATCAAGCGCGTACCAGATCGCAGATAATGTGTGCGGATCAATGGTAAACTCATCCTCAATCAGCGCTCCGTCCTTATCTTTTGCATAGGTTAACGTTTGCAGCTCATAGATCGCATTTTGACAGCGGTCTGAGCAGATAATCTTCTTGAAACGCTTCACCTTTTTTGTATATTGCAAACGTGACCCCTGAAACTTCCTGGCTGCTACCATGCGAAAGCCCTGCTGGCGGAAATATTGGATGCTTTTAGGCTCTGCGGAATCAGCTTTAATGACTTCCTGTTTCTCGGCAAGCTCGCGAAGCTCCTCAGCCGTTCGGTCATCAGTCATTTTGTTTTTGTAGTACTCCCAGTAAATGTACAGATGCTTTTTCTCAGGATCAACGGCAAGCCGAATGACGGCATTGTAGGATTCTTCAAAGCCAAAATCCATTCCCGTCCGAAAAATCGGGCGGCTGATGTTTGCGATGCATTCCTCCGCCTGTTCGTGCGGCAGGACTTCAAATTGCGGCAGGACGCGAACGCCGTTAACGCCGAATCGGCCTTGGCGGGCAATCCTGTATAAGTCAGGATCGTACCGTTTCAATCCGTCCAGCTGTTTCACATAGCTCTCCGGAAGAAACAAGTTATCAAGCGCGGTGGAATGATGGTAATACGTGTCCCCAGAAACAATTGTGCGTTTCTTGTACAGCTCTTGATCATCCAATATATAACGCTTATTCCGCTCATCACGAAAAAAATGCCGGTACGTCCAATTGGATGTGCCGACCGGATTTGTTGTGCAGATCATATGAAGGTCAAGCTTCGGATGGCGCAAACGGCCGATCAGCTCCTTAAAACCTTCGTACTTCACTTCAGAGCACTCTTCAATCCATATTAAAGAAATATTATGAACGGATTTTAATTTCGCAGGGTTGTCCATTCCTTTAAACATGATGCGGCTGCCGTTTGCAAATCGCAGCTGAAGCGGTGAAGAAAGCGGAGTCACCGCCCGATTCAGACTGAGCTCCTCTAAGATTTCTTCAAAGAGCGCGAAGGTGGAATCACGATGGGTGTCAAACACCTCGCGAATCACAAGCGCTGTCCGTTTTTCCTTTAACAGCTTCAGAAGGATTTTCAGCGCGGTGTGATAGCTCTTTGACGATCCATAGCCCCCGACGAGAAATTGATATGTTTCATTCCAATTGAACAAGTACTCTTCGAAATGAGGATTGACTTCTTTTACAATCATGCTTTCTCCTCTTTGCGCGTTATCATAATTTCAACCGGATTTTCGCCCTCATCTGACTGATCCAGCTTCTGTTTTGCAAGCTTCAGCTTTTCATTTTCAATCTTTTGCTTAAATTGATCAGGGAATAAATCAAAGTATAATGACAGCTTTTCCAGCGCTTTCATCTTGTCAGCCAGCTTAATCGCAATACCTTCTTTTCCAAGCTTTGCTTCTGTCACGATTGTTCCGTCTACAAGACCTGAGTCCTTTACATCCACAAAGCTGATTTCCTTCATGATCGGATTGTCATCCTCATCAAACAACGGGCCTGACTTTCCGAAAGCCTGTACTTCTTTTTTTCCGAAGGTCACGTAGTCTGTAATATCAGCAAATGCGATTTTGACATACACTTGCAGCACATCCATCGCTTCAATGAAAACTTCATTGACCATCTCTTTTTTGATCCTCTTGATTTCAGCGGCGACTTTTTCATATTTAAGCAGCCTGCATCCTGTGACATGGGCGCTGTCAGCGGAATATCCCGCTCTGATTGCTGATTGTGTCGCGTTAAAGCTTTTCACATAATAGAGGCAAAACAAGCGCTGGCGTTCATTTAATTCATCATTGTCAATTTGCAGACGGTGTTTGTCTTTGCTTGCTGCTTTCGAAAACAAGGATTCCTTCCACTTGTCCTGTTTCTTCCATATTCCTATTGTTTTGGCGGAAACGCCTATTTTTTCGGCAATGGCCCGATTTGTGATATCGCCCTGATATTTTTGATAAATGTTAAATGCTTTCTCTCGCTGTTGTGTTTTCATGCTACGCCATCACCGCCACCTCCGAAATAGATTTCTATTAAAAAGAGCGGCTGAACGATCAGCCGCTTATTGTTTCATGCTCTATTCACTTATAGGTGGCAAACGTATGACAGCTTTTTAAGCTAAAGACAGTTTTCTTTCCTCTTTTTGTTTATGAATCTTTAATAAGGCCCGTTTGATGGTGGTTTGTACGGTTGATTTTTTCACGCCTAAAAGCGCGGCGATCCGTTCATATGAAAAGCATTCCACCTTATGCAAAAGAAACATTTCTTTTTCCCGTTCTGTTAACAATGATAGTGCTTCTTTTATCCTTCGGCGGTCTTCGTCAGACACCTGTCCGTCCGGCACGAAATCAATAGCCGAGGAAAAAGATTCGATGATTCTCGGATCTTTAATGAGCAGCCTTTGATAGGCGTCGCGGCGGTCAATGGCTCTTCGGATTCCTGGCTGCCTTCCTTTTTCCAGCCATTCTGTCACATATTCTAAATCCGTAATGATGCTTCTGATAATTTTTTTATCTTTCAGCTTTTCAGCGGACAGCTCTGATTCGTCAGCTTCTCCAAGCTGTTTATACAGCTTTCTCGTCTGTTTCAATGTGCGTTTGTATTCAAATAATAAGTCTTCCATTCTGTTATCCTCCTCATTTTCGGAACAAAAAAAGGACACCAATCAACGCACAGATTTTGTGCAATTGATCAGTGTCCTCAGGCTTTCCGTCTTGGACATATTCTTTTGTGAAAGCTTTAATTCAATTTGTAGCCAATTTCAAAATCGACGCGGGCCAGGTCTCCTTTTCTTGTTTCGACAAGGGTTTTTCCGTGCTCCGGCGCTTCTGTAAGCCAGGCTTCCCCCTTTAATCCGTCGACAATAATCACGCGGACCTTCCCATCCACAAGCTGGCTTGCGAGTGTGATAGAATCTATATTTATAAGTTTTTTAGGATTCATTATTTATTTTCCCCCGTTTTTGTGTGTCCTCTGCTTTTTCCTTCACCCGTTCAAGCTTATCTATGACAACATGTTTGCAGTCCGGCGACTCGCCTTTCAGAAAATCGAGCGCGTCCTTTACCGCTTCCAATAGCTCAGGCGCTGAAGCCATGAGCCGTGCATTGCCGTCTTGCGAGTACGAGCTGAGGTCAAACACAGCTGCGATCAGCCTGCCGTTTGAATAAGGGAATCTCCCCTTATCTTCTTCACTGTAAGCAGAATAAATATAGATCGGTTTTGATTCGCCGCCCGAGACTGCCTGCCACGGAGCGGGACTGCTTTTCCATTGTTTATTTTGCACTTGATCCTCACTTTCCGTCATCTTCATACCATTCTTCAATTTCTTTTTCCTTTCGTTTCGCCTGAAAAAACAGATATAACAAGGTCTTGATAAGCTTAATCAAGAGCATTCAGCCTCGCTTTCCCGGCTTCAATCACCTGTTCCAAATACGCAATAACAGGTGTCAAATCTGAACCGGCACGGCAATTCGGACATGGCCTAAAAACGGCTCCAATGCTTGTCGATTCAACGATCACTTTTTTGTTTTCACACAGCCTGCACATTACCGGATGCCCTCCAATCTATGGTTCAGATCAAATACGTTTCCTTTTATAATCACTAAGTAGTCGCTGCACATTTCATAGATTCTTGTCCCGAGCGCTTCATCCACCCTCACAAGTTCTTCGACGGTGAGTTCGCTTGAAAGGAGAATTGGTTTATGATTTAAGTAGCGATAATTGATGACTGAATACATTTGTTCAATCTGCCAGTCAGTAGCTCTCGGCTTTCCGTTGACAGGCTTAAATAAATCATCAATGAACAGAACGCCGGACTGTTTGATACGGCTGAGCTTTGCTTCCAGCAAATCGAAATCATTTTTCAAATCAGTAAAACCCTCCACAAACGGAAAATATACGACAGGAACGTGCTGCGTTTTCATCAGCCGGTTGGCAGCAGCTGTAAGCAAATGCGTTTTACCCGAGCCGGGCTGCCCTAAAAGAGCTATACTGTTTTTGCGTGCGGACTGTATGTCTTGAAAGAGCTCAACAAATTCGGCCGCACACTCGTACGCATCAATCACTGCCTGAGGCTTCCCTGCCGTATGGAAACCTTCAAAGCTCAGCTTGCTGAATTCAGCGGTAATTTCACTTGCGCCAAGCAGCCGCCTTACTTTTCGTTCACCGACACAGCCGCATACCGCCCATATGTCCTGTCCGTTTTGTTTTTTGAGAAAGCCCCCTTGGTCCTTGCAAGCCGGACAATCATAACGGTTTTCGTCTGATTCGTCCGATTTGTTCACCAGTAATGGACGTTTTCCGCTTCTCAGTTCGGCAAGGATTTGTTCGAGCGTTCGTTTGGTCATTTGGCATATTCCTTTCTTTTAAAGGCATGAAGCCTTTTTTCACTTGCTGAGCGGAAAATCGGTCATCAATGAATTTCGCGCAATAACTGAAGGCCTTTATCGTTTCCGCGGCACTTGTCCGCCGTTTTTCAAAAGCATCAAAACATTGGTCAAGCCATTTGATTGTCTGCAGCACGGGAACACCCCGGCCGACAATTCGGGCGATGGCTTGATAATCACGAGAGGAAGGGTATACAGTGCGCCCCTCTTGCGCAGATCTCAGCTCTGTAAAATGGTTTGCAATGGCATCAACCGCTTTATCAGCAGCAGTATGAATCATTGTGTTATCTTTATCAGACAGGACGTTATTGTCCGTCCTTTGCGGCATCTTTGTCCGCTCCACAGCGTCAGAGTGGTCTTGCTTGTCCGTTCTGGGAATAAACTTTTTCGAATGCCGGACTGAAATCATTACTCCGTAAGGCGCACGCCTCACCATGATGTAACCGTTCTTTTCCAACTGGTCGAGCCATCTTCTGACGGTTTTTTCACTGACTCCGAATACGTCCGCCATCTCCTTTGCTTTTAACGGCTTATGCCCCAGCACAATGCCCCAGTTCACGCCATCTTTTCTTCTCTCTTTAGTCGTTGAGCTGATAAACCACAGAAACAGCCACACAGCCGATCCTATTTTGTCATAATGTTCTGAATTCAATAGTCCTGAATATGTGAAAAACGGATAGCTTTTATTCCTCTCCACCTTGCTCCCCCGCCTTCTTCAATCGCAAATACAGTTCGTATTGCGCGCGATTTTCAAATTGAAATACAGGATGGCCGTTCGACGTGAATGTGATTGATCCGCCTGTCTTTCCAAGGTGCTGCTGATCTATGGGATTTTGACTGAAAACAATTTTAATCGGATTCATTTACCCGCCTCCTGATACAAAATTTTTCTCTTTTTGATACGTTTTGTATCTCTATGTTTTTGATTATACACGATACGTTACGTATCATCAAGTTATTTTTGATACTTTTTTTATCAATCGTTTATTTTGATACCGTTTGTATCTATAATAAGAGTAACTTAGGGAGTTTCCAAAAAGAGAGGTCATACGATGATAGGCGGCAGATTGAAGAGTCTCAGAGGAAAAAAAACACAAGAAGAAATCGCAAACCATATCGGTGTATCACGCGCCAGATATTCTCACTATGAAAACGGCCGCAGCGAACCCGATTATGAAACACTGCAAAAACTGGCCGATTACTTTCAAGTGACAACCGATTATTTGCTGACAGGAAAAGAAAAAAAGTCTGACGATGACATCTTTTCAGACCCGGATTTACAGATCGCTTATCGGGATATGCGGGACTTTTCTCCGGAAAGCAAACAGCAAGCGATCGAATTCATTAACTATTTAAAAGAAAAAGAGAAAAACCGAAAACCGAAAAATAAATAAATGTCCTTTGTTCTCTAAATAATATGATAAATAGGCCGATATAAAGAATGGTGTTTATTTTTATAAGAAAAGGGAAAGATTTCTACAAACTTTTTCAGTCCTGTAACAGGGCTTTTCTTTTTCACACAAAACGGAACATATGTTCGAAAAGGGGTATTCAATTGGGCGATTACTTATCACATCTGGAGGAATACGTAAAAAATGTATACTGCCGTCTGGGAATGACTTCTCCTCAGCACATTGACATGCTGAGAATTGCAAGAGAACTTGATATTTGGGTTCATTTTGAAGACACAGGAAGTATGATGGTGAAGCATGACGGAATGTACAGTATTGTCTTAAATCAAAGGCAATCCGCAGAGGAGCAATGGGAGGACTTTGCGCATGAACTGTGCCACGTGTTAAAGCACGCCGGCAATCACTTTCATATGAACAAGCTTTTTAGAGAGCTTCAGGAATTTCAAGCCAACCAATTTATGTATCACTTCTGTGTGCCGACCTTTATGCTGTTACAAATGGAATTTCCGCAGTGGAGAAGCCACGCTGTTTCCATGATTGCTTCCGCGTTCCGCGTTACAAAGAAATTCGCGGAAAGAAGGCTGGAGCTTTTCGAACAGCGTAAAGCAGGTATTCAATTTCAGAAGCGGCTGGCTTATCTCCTGTCAGATAAGCGGCACACTAAAGACGCTCCCCGTGAATGGTTCGGCTATCAGGAAACTGAGCAGCCGCAATCACTGGTTGCCGAACAGCAAATGCAATATCATTACAATAAGTATTAATTAGCAAAGCCGGCCTGTTTTACAAGACAGGCCGGCTGACAGTCCAGAACTTTGACATTGGGTATTGAAGCTCTTTTATACAAGAGTATTCCTCCCTCTGCACATTCACACAACTTACAAAGGCAGTGAGAGATATTGCAGGTCCAGTATCCAATCATTCTCTGCAAAAGGCAGCCTTTACCGCGCTGACATATCGTGAGAAATGCTCATTTTTTGTCCGGTCCCGCTCTCGCCATCCAAAGTCGTCAAATAATGCGCTTCGCTGAGCCATGCTTAACTCTAATTGGACGCCAAGCGTTTTTTTGCTTCTGTTCACAATATTCATCGGATGCACACCAGCCAATTGCTCTTTATCCGACACAAGTTCAGCACTGAATCCTGATGCCTTCAAGCTTTCAGCAACAGCCGCGGCTCTGGGCCGGTCAGTGCCGCCGACCAAAGTGTGCCGCCGGTTCGGATCTCGGTAGCCGTGGATAGAAAGCGCGTATTGATGTGCCTTTACCTTCTCAAGTGCGAGCGGTTCATTAAACCTAGTGCTTGTCACATGCAAGGCTTGGTTGTTGCGGCGTTTCATTCCTTCAAACAGATAAACGGAACATTCATCGGAAAAGGCCCTCACCAGCTCGCTTACTCCCGGCTCAATTCCGCCGCCGTGCGGGCTCAGTACGATGCGGTCGCTTCCGCTATTCTCCTCATAGATAATCCGGTATTCTGATTCTGCAGCGGCGAGAGACTTAAAACTGTGATAGACATCTTTCATTTCTGGTGCGCTCCTTTATTTAGTGGCACCAGTTTATCCTATAAAACTATAAATGAAAACCCTTTTGTAGTATGATGTGCTGGAAGAAACTCGTATGGAGGGGATCGTATGGGATTTATCAACGGCATGTTCGGAAATGCCTCAACTGTTTCAAAAGCATCTGCCGAAGAAGAACTCGCTTCTATTTTAATAGAGGGAGAGAGTGTGGATGCTGCATTTAAATTAGTGCGTGATTTAATCGTCTTTACGGAGAAACGCCTGATTCTTGTCGATAAACAGGGCCTCACAGGAAAAAAGACAGAATACCAATCTATACCGTATAAAAGCATTTCCAGGTTCAGCATTGAAACGGCCGGCCGTTTTGATCTTGATTCAGAGCTTAAGATTTGGATTTCAGGCACTGAACTTCCGGCGGTATCAAAGCAATTCAAGAAGGATGACAGCATTTACGACATTCAAAAGGTGCTTGCTGCGGTTTGTATGTAA